GTCCTTTGTCAGCCAGCGCTAAGCGGTTTGTGTGTCCATAGGACCTCACTCCGGTTGGGTGGTCGCTGGAATCTTTTGGGCTCTCGTGGCGTATGCTCAGCTCCACTATTACAATTAGTGAAAGCTCCCAGATGGGAGTTTTAGGCTTGGCGAGGTTAAATAAGCGTGATCGGTAGGCAACTGTCGATCTCAAGTAGAGTGACTCACTGAGAGGGTGCGCTCAATCATGGCAAGGCCATGCCCGACCGATAGCAAGGACGGGGAAGTCTTTCTGATTTACCGTGGGATCGGCTCCACAGGAATGAAAGATGAACTATAAGGAGCTAGCGCAGTGCGTAACCTCCTCTGTTGCGATAGAAAGTGTTACACCGCGATGGTGTCGCGTTATAAGAAAATTGCGTAATTGTCGTAGCAGTTCACCCGGTTTTCAGATCTGAGGGAGTCTGAATGTATACCGTGAATCCACTTGGAAGTAATAAGAGTAATAAAAAGCAGCTTAAAGAACTTAGCAAGAAGATGTCGTTGGTTCTGGCCTTGGAGAAGCGCCAGGTCTCAGCCAAACGAAAGGGGAAGAAGTCGAAACAGCCGACTGCAACTTCTAAGAAACGATCTACTCAACGTGCTGGCCCGCGGGCGAAGCTGGGTGTTCACCCAGCGGCCTTACACGTACTTCAACCCGGCCTGGTCCACAAGACACCTGCTGGTCTTGATGGCCCTGCTCCTGCTACGAGCATTCCTGGCAATATGGTAGCCACCACCATATTGACTGTTGGATCTGCTTCTAACGGGCTTTCCCTCGTTGTGTTCAAACCGAGCATGCACAACGAGACCGGGGCGAAAAATGTCGCTATACAGTCCATTACTAACAATGGCACTGCACCTGTTATTGCTCCTGGGGTTTATGCGAGGAATCAATTGATGAGTCTATCGGATATGGACCCAGAGCAGTCATCTTACAAGATGAACAGCCACCACGTCACTATCTCGTACGCAGGCAACCCGCTCAATAGAACGGGAGCTGTGTACGTAGTGAACCCCACACAACATGGGGAGTTGGACTGGTTCAGGGCGGAGCTAGATACGTATGTGACTAGTGGTAGTTTAGCAAACTTTACGGCTCTGTGTAGCAGACTTAAGATTTCGCCTATAGCGAAAGAGTACATAGTCAACCAGATGCCCACAATCCAAATCACTACTCCTACGCGTCAGAACTGGACGCACGAGGGGGGTGAGCAAGGGTTGGATAGTTTGGCCTTTTCTAAATTCGGGAGCTATACACCCGGAAATAATTTAGGCCCACTACCAAATTTTGGAAACATGAAGCTCAATGGTTCCGAGGTTTTCGTCGTCATCGATGCTAACGGGGGCGGTGGCGCCAGCGCCATCTCATTCGCACTCAAGAATGAGGTGTC